AAATTAGGGGAAAACATAGGTAAATCTACACTTAAACAAAGGGTGAAAGATTTTTTCACAAGCAAAACTAATATTGGAGCTACCGCAGGTGCTGCTGGATATGAAATGGGAAAGGCAGAAGGAAAAAGATATGGTGGTATGAGCAAAAAGAATTCAAAAAAATCTGAAATGAGAAAAGATATAGAAATATATCAAAACGACAGAACGGTTCAACCAGATCCAAGAATGTTTGAACAAGAAGATCAAACAATTAGTTATGAAATACCAGAAGGTAGACAAGCTGGTGGAATGAGTTGTCCTTACAGAAGAAAAGGTGCAAAATCTAGTATTCAAGGTGTTAAAGATATTCAACTTAAGGGCGGAAAATTTATAGGATGTAAGTAATGCTTGCAGCATTAGGAACTATAGCACCATTAGCTAAAATGCTTTTCTCTACTGTAGATAAAGCTATCCCCGATAAAGATTTAGCAGAAAAATTAAAAGCTCAACTCAATACTCAACTTCTTCAATCCAGCACAGAGGAATTAAAAGCAGCTGCAGCTATTGTAGAAGCAGAAGCGAAATCCAATTGGTTTGTTTCTAGTTGGAGACCGTTGTTGATGTATGTATTAATTTTTATTTTAGTTTGGAATTATATTTTTGGTCCTATTATAAAAATATTTTCTGGAGCAGTGATTACCTTTGAATTACCTGGTGATGTTTGGACCTTACTCAACATTGGTTTAGGTGGTTATGTGGTAGGTCGGTCAGGTGAAAGTATTGCAAGAACTTTAGCGAGTAAACAAAACAAATGAAAGAACGATTAAAAGATTTGATAGCAAAAAACTATCAGGAAAAGAAAATAGACGAGAGTAATAAACTTCTTTTGAAAAATAGAAAAGAAGTGGATATCAATGCTCATGGAACTTCTGGATATAAAATCAAACAGGGTGCCAATGAAGGAAAAATAGTAGGTCATATAAGCATAAAACCTAAAGATATTTAACCTTGTATTAAAGAAAAAACCTGTTATTCACTACTTAATGGTAGAAGTTATTCAGCATATTTTAAAACGAATCATCCAACCTAAAATGGAGTCTTTGAAAGAAAACATCATATCTGGTGTTGACACACACGACAAATACCAATATCTTGTGGGTCAATACAGATCGTTAAATGATCTGCAACAGGACCTTAGGGAACTGCTTAAGAAACAGGAGATGTTCGATGACGAAGACAAGTAACGAAGAAATACCAAAGCATAAAAATGCTTTGTTAGATTTATATGCTACCAAAGAAGAAATTGAAGAGAGATTTTTAGACCCTTCTAAACTTACGACAAGCTTAAAAGAAAGACTTCCTCAACCAACAGGTTGGAGAGTTTTAGTGATGCCGTGGTCGGGTCCTAAAAAAACAGCAGGTGGAATTATTCTACCTGACAACAGTCATGAAGCCATTGCTGTAGCAACTACAACAGCATATGTCATCAAGACTGGACCACTCGCTTATGCGGATAAAGAAAAATTTCCAAATGGGCCGTGGTGTAAAGATGGAGACTGGGTAATGTTTGGTCGTTACGCAGGATCTAGATTTAAAATCGAAGGTGGGGAACTTCGCATATTAAACGATGATGAAATCATCGCAACCATACTTGACCCTAGGGACGTTAAGCATGCATTATAAATAGGAGGACGTAATGTCAGAAAAACAGGAGCTAGAAAAAATCAACGAAGACGGCACAGCTGTTGTCGATGTTGAAGCAAAAGAAGAGGAACAACAAGAACAAGTTTCTATTGAACCTCAAGGAACAGCCGTACAACAAGAAGCGGTTGATGTAGAACAAGAACAAGAAGAAACTCAAGATAATAATCAGGACGACGGTGATGATCTCGTTGGTTACTCTGAAAAAGTAAGAGCAAGAATTAATAAACTTACTTTTGATAAAAGAGAAGCTGAAAGATTAGCGCGTGGTGCTGTTGAACATGCAAAAGGTGTTCAACGAAAATTATCGGAGTTTGAAAAAAGATATTCCGTTTTAGAGGATACTCAGTTTAAAGAGATGGCCGCTAGAATTGATGCTCAAACTTTAGCTGTAAAAGAAAATCTTAGAAAAGCTCATCAAGAACAGGACTTTGATAAGATTATGGAATCTCAGTCTCAATTGACAGAGCTTGCAGTACAAAAGGAAAGAGCAAAGATTCAAGCTGAACAAAGGAAGTTTGAACAAGAAGTTCAGGCGGAAAGAGCTGAAACTCCACAAGAACAACCTATCGATTATGGTCAACAATTACCACAACCTAGTGCTAAAGCATCTGCTTGGGCAGCTAAAAATGAATGGTTTGGTAATGATGAGGTTATGACTCAAGCTGCTTACAGCATCCATAATCAATTAATCCAACAGGGGGTTGATCCTGAGAGTGATGCATACTATAATACAGTTGATAAACAATTGAGAGATTATTTCCCTCAAAAGTTTGCAAAAAAACAGGAGCGATCGAAACCCGTCCAAACGGTAGCACCTGCAGGAAGAACAAACTCTGGACGCAGAACTGTCAGACTGACCAAACGGCAAGTCGAAATGGCAAAGAGATTAAATGTGCCGCTAACCGAATACGCGAAGTATGTAAAGGAAGGAGCTTAATATGTCCGACGATAAAAGAAATTCGCGCAGCTCACAGGAAAGAAAAACTCAAGAAAGAGTTAAACCGTGGGCTCCACCATCATCTTTAGATGCACCTAAACCACCTGAGGGTTTTATACACCGATGGTTAAGAGCGGAAATCGCTGGGTTTGAAGATACCGCTAACATTTCAAAACGTTTGAGAGAAGGTTATGAATTAGTTAGAGGTGACGAATTAAAACCAGGAGATGCGCATTATCCAATTTACGGTGAACAATCCAAGTGGAAAGGATACATTGGAGTTGGTGGCCTTGTGCTGGCAAGGATACCTTTAGAGATCGCTGAAAGCCGTGCAGAGTATTTTAAAAAATTAACTCAAGATCAGATTAACGCGGTAGACAATGACCTTATGAAGGAACAGAACCCTGCGATGCCTATTAATATTACTAGGCAATCAAAGGTAAGCTTTGGAGGCGGTAGAAAATAGGTTCTACGTTTCTAATAAACTTAAACTGTTAACTTAAAGGAAAAAAACATGGCTAACACAGCAGAAAAGTTTGGTCTAAGACCATACCGATCTATAAATGGTGCAGCATGGAATAACGCGCAGAATAGATATACTATTTCTGACAACAACTCTACAGCTATCTACCAAGGTGATTTAGTTATCGCTGAAGCAGATGGTGAAATTAGTAGACACGTTGCTGGAAACAGTGCAGCTATTATTGGTGTATTCAATGGTTGTACTTATACAGATCCCGTAAATAAAAAGCCCGTGTTTTCAAATTACTATCCAGGTTCCATTAACGTATCTGACATTGTTGCATACGTTGTAGATGATCCTGACACAGTATTTTTGATCAACGCGGACCAGTCATTTGCAAGAACAGATGTTTTCGCAAACTACTCAGTAGATGGCGGAACTGGAAATACTAAAACTGGTATTTCTGAAGTTCAGCTTGACGTGAGTACAGCAGACACTTTGAACTATTTAGCGCTACAAGCGATTGATATTTCTCAGGACCCTGCGAACAGCGATCAAACATCTACAAATACAAATGTACTTGTAAGAATAAACAACCACTTCTACAAAGGTGGTACAACAGGTCTAAACACATAATAGGAGAAAATAATTATGGCTATATCACGACAACAACTAGCTAAAGAGCTAGAGCCAGGTTTAAATGCCCTATTTGGCCTGGAATATGCGAGATACGAAAACGAACACGCAGAAATCTTCGTTACTGAATCATCAGACAGAGCGTTTGAAGAAGAAGTAATGCTATCAGGTTTCGCTAATGCACCAACTAAACAAGAAGGTGCTGCGGTAGTATTCGATCAAGCTAACGAAACATTTACTGCTAGATACACACACGAGACTGTCGCTCTTGCTTTTGCAATTACTGAAGAAGCAATTGAAGACAACTTGTATGACAGACTAGCTGGTAGATATACTAGAGCGTTAG